CAGGGCCAGTCGCACCCGCACCGCCCGGAACGAGCAGGTCAAAAAATAGAGCTCGCTGCCAGCCACTGATCTGATGTCTTCCTGCTGGGGGTCTGCTGCGTAGACCCAGGCGTAGCCGGGCAGGGATAGCGCCGGGGCCAGGGTGACAGCATCAAACGCAAACGGCCGGCCCTGCTGATCGAGTGCATGGTTGCGCACGCCGTTGGCCTCCGCCTCGGTCAAGTTTTTGAACGGCAGGGTCAGCGTGTCGCCGGTGGCCATGGTGTCGGCCGTGGTGGTGACCGTCGAACCGTCGTACCCCTCAACCACCGCGGCAGGGATGGCGCCGGGGGTGATGAGAGCGTCAGCAGGGACCAGGGGGGGGAAGTTGGCCATTACTGCGTCAAGTAACCAGGGATCAATACCGATCGTTCAAATATGTACATCCAAGTCTGTACAGTGCTTTTGTAAATATGAGCATACTCTATGTTTTGCGGCGCTGAGCCCGTTCTGTAGACTGTTACCCTAGTAATACTTTCATCCTCATACGTTATCGCCGCAGAATCACCAGATTGATAGCTTGGACGTATAAAGATAGGAGCATAGTCTTGCTCAACCTCTTGAGGAAAGTCACTAGCAGAAAGCCCGCTGCCTATAAGCTGTGCTGGATTAAACTTAAAATATTTTCTTAAGGTAAAACTGGTAAAGTTTTCGTTTCCGTAGGGTGGCAACGGTGGATTTGCCGGCCCATCAGGGGTGCCAGGTTGGGCTGGGATGCCAGGGGGTTCAACCGGGCCGGTTGGTGGCAGCGGGGCAGGGCCGCCGGCACCGCCACCGCCAGCTCCTCCACTTCCGCCTCCGCCACCAGCACCGCCAGGGGGAGCAGCAGGAGGGCTCTGTGGTGGCGCCGGTGAGGGGGCTGGCGGATCTGCGCTAGTGGGAAACCGCCCATTTTTGTTGTAGAAATAAACTTCTGCAGCGGTCCGGCTGTCGGCATCCTCGTCCGGGATCGACGTATCGGTGGCTCTGCTGGGGTCTGCGTCGCAGGAGGGGCCGCTGTTACCGGTGATGAACATGTCACCCACTACCGTCACTGCTGCCACGTCTAGCGCCACCAGGGATCGGCTCTGCGCGTCAACCGGGAAGTGCTCCAGGGAGAGAGTCAGGTTTCCATCGCGGCCCTTGTTGAGGTTGGTGACCAAATACCATTGGATCATTGGGTCGCTGGTTCCTGTCTCCAGGTCTTCCCGGTCAAGCTGAAGCGCTACCTTATCGCCCTCGCCCAGCTCAGAAGTCCAGTAACCGGGCTTGACTATTACCTGCGCTGAATGAGTGATATAGCGGCGCTTTGCCAGATTGAAACGTATCGCCTTCGTAATATGAATTTCTGACGTTGCAAACTGGCTTAGGTCGTGCGTTTCGATTGGTGCCGAGTCCGGGGTATCGGCGTACTTGACCGTGGTAGTTCTGGTGATTCCTGATAGGCCGTCGTCACCTTGCTGCCGCCATGCCACTTCAGCGATGAATGGCCGCCTGGCCTGAGGGTCTGAGAGTTGATATGAATAGCTGCCATTTACTACAGCTTCGTTATCAAATATCCATTTTGGCTCTTGCGGGCCAACATCAATCGCACCGCTAGGCGTGACGGGCAGCAATGGCGTTAGCCCGTATCGTCCGCCTACGCTAGTTTCCCGCACCAGAAAATAAGGCCCGACTTTGTTTAGCCAGTCACTGGTGCTGGTTGGTTCGGTCAAAACGCCATCCCAAAACAAGCCATTCACCGCCATAAAATTGGCAGTCTTAACAAACGACTCGCGATCAATTTGTATCTCTGAAACCTTACCGGTGTGGGTCAGCAGCCAGTAATAAAGCTCGGCCAGGTTGTTGCTGCTGCCGTAAATGCCATCAGTCAGCCGGGTGGACTGAACGCCGTTGCGGATAAAAGCATGTACCGACCGCTTCCAGTATCCTTGATCTTCGTTTGCAACACCATAAGGGTCGTCGCCATTGATGTAAACAACCGAAAACGAAAGCGTAGACATGCCTTCGTAGGTGCCAGCCGTGCCGCATATCGTGGGTGCTGGGACAGCCTTGGCGACCAAATAATTGTTGTTTAACAAAGCCTCAGACTGATTCTTTCCATCCACAAAAGTGGTGGTCCTAAAGTATAAAATGTTTCTGTATACATCTTTAAGAAAATTGCCAGGGGCCCACCTTCCTGCCCGCTTGTTTCGTGATTGGCTGAATTGGCCAACCCTGCAACGGCCTTGAAAAATATCGCGTACCTGAATGCCCCCTATGCTACCCTCGCTTAAGACAAGATGATAAAAAGCCTTTACAGTATTGGGAAGGTCAAGACTAACGGTTCTGTACTGAATTTGCCCGCCTGTAGTAACGCTATAAGGTTCCTCGCGCAGCTCTGCTGGGGTTTCAAATCTGCAGGCAGTGGCCTTGGGTGCAATCAAAACCCCGCCTGTATTACCTACGCGACGGGTCCATACAATCGGGATTCGCTCAAACAGCAGCATCGCCTCCTGATCTTTGCCCAGATCCAGCCCCCCTGATATTCCATTGCCGCTGCCAATGGCCATGCTCCCGCCCAGTGCCGCCGCGTTGGTGCCTGTTGCATAGCGAGATGGCCGCGCCTTGGCGCCTACGCTGTTAATGTCAGACCGATATACGTCACCAGCAATCAAAGCCCCGCCAGTCCTGCCACCGCCCCCGCTATTTCCCGACCGCATTATCGGAGCAACCATTAGAACGACAGCACGCAGGGCGTCCCGATCAATTCGGTAGTCGCAATTCTAGGTGGAATCGTGGCAACCACTGGCGGCAGGGTGCTGCTGGCAGAGAATGAGATCCCGGTCAACGCGCCACCGCCGCCGCTGATGGCGAGCAACGCTGAGTTGTCCCGGATCAGGCCACCCAGGACGATTCGATATTGCGTCACCTGAATCAACCACTGCCCCGCCACTGCCTGCAACACCAGGGCCAGGGTGGCGGGGGAATGGGCACAGGTGATTGTGACCGATGCTGCCGCCACACCCGAATCAAGCCCGGGGCAGTTGAACTCCTGGAACCGCCAGGCCTGGGGCCCGTCGCCGTCGCCCGCGTCCCAGGAGCTGAAGGGGAGGTTGTCGGCTAGGTCGAGCCGGTGCCAGCGGGCCCGCGCAGTGCCGTCGGGGCTCAAAAACTTGAGGGTCTGGGTCCAGAAGTAGGGGCCGGTGGCGGCCATCAGCGGAAAATCCCTAGATCCCTGCGGCCGTCAGGGCTCTGGGCATAGGTCCACATCCGATCGGCGGCATCCTCGGCAATCGCCACGGCATCAGCCATGGATACCGCCTCGGTGCCATCGGGCAGCCGGTAGACGGGGCCGTTGTGGGCCAGGTTGAAGGTTGGGGCGAAAGTGCCGCCGCCTCTGGAGCCCCCGGTAGCGGCGCCGCTCGTGGCAGTGCGAGGGGCCGACCGATGCAGATCGATGACCTGCTCCTGGGGATGCAGCATGGCCATAAATCCGCCCTGCCCATCGAGGCCGCCAGACCGGGGGGCGTTGCCGGTGTAGCCGCCGCCGGCGAACTGGGGCACATTCACGGGCTGGATCATCCCCAGCTGCGGGGCCCGCACAGCGGCGCTCACCGAATTGGCCGCCTGGATGAGGCGGTTGATCTGCTCGATGAAGGCGTTGACCGCCCGCCCTGCCAGCGACAACGCCGAATTGATGACGCCTCGCACCGTACCGACGATCGACTGCCAAGCCGCAGTAATGGGTCGCACTAGGCCCACGGCATAATCCCTCATTCCATCCATGGCCAGATTCCAGGTTTGCCCCAGGCGCGCAATCAAGCCGTTCTCTGGGCCGATGATGGTGTCAAAAAATGCTGCAAAGTTTTCGCTGATATTGGGGAGGATGTTGCCGACGTAGCTGGCGAGGCCGTCCATCATCAGGTTCCAGCCGCCGCCGATCATTGCGACGAACCCGGTGGTGGGGTTGGCAATCAGATCGAACAGGCCCCGGAAAGCATCGGCGATCTGGTCGCGGAACGAAAAAATGACAACCGTCGTGGCGACGGCTGCTGCGCCAATCAGCACCGGGGCGGTCACAAACCCGGCGATCAGGGCAGCTAAACCGGTGGCCACTGGCACGATCGCGCCGGCTATTCCCGCCAGAGTGGCGCCAATACCCAGGCCGGCAAAGGCGCCCAGCACCGTTACCACGCTGGTGATGACGGGAGCCAGCAGGGTAAAGCCCACAGCCAGCAGGGCCACGCCGCCGACCGCTGCTTGTATCGGGCCTGGCAGCA